CTAAAGTGTATGAAGTGCGGCAAAACGCCAAAAAGCGACGTTTTAATTGCTGTGGATCATGTGAAGCCGAGAAGTGAGTACAAAAGTCTGGCTTTAAAGTTTAGTAACATGCAGGTGTTGTGCCAACCATGCAACAGTGCTAAAGGCACTAAAATCGAGGACTACAGAGTGAATAAACTAGCTAATGCGTTTATATGGTTTTTACGAATATCTTTGGCGGTGTTATTAATTGGGCTGCTTTCAACGCACCCAAGCGCTAAAGATTTAATCGTAGAGCTGACAGGCCTCACTACTGTCGATGCGTGCGAAAAGTCGGTGAATCCGTCCAATTAACTTGACCATTGTGTATATATGTTTAAAATTAGAAACAACACAAGAGAGGGTATTGAGATGGATGTGACAGCAACACAAGTAGCACAGATGCTCTGGATGTACATTGATGACGAGCAAGTATTTCGTAGCTTGGATTTAGAGAAGTTCGATACTGAGTCGCCAATATTTGCCAGGTTGTTCGAATTGTTGGATGATGATGCTACGCAAGAGTTGTGGTCCGAAGCTGGCGCTCAAATGATGGAGCAAGGCGTAACGCCATTCACTCCAAGTTTTAACCGTGATTTTAAGCTAGCCAGCAATCGGATCTTGCAGTCAATGTTCGAGGAATTGTACGAGCAAGCACTGCCGATTTATCGAAGTATGTGCAACGACTCGCAAGAAGCTGACTTGGTTAGCGCACACTGTAAAGGGTATAGATAAAAATGTATCAAGTAAGCCTATGCAAGCAATTAGAATCGAATAAGTTCAGTGTAGGCTTTACTGATCTATTAACGATAAACGTCAAAGAGAGGCATTTTAACCGAGTGGTTAAGGTATTCGACTGGCTAACAAAGCGGGATAAGTCTCTAGTTGTGGTTGTGCAAAAACTAGACCAGACGTAAAATAGAGGTATGCTTCCATGCCGAATCAATCCAAGCACGCCCATAGATGAGTTTCCAGTAGAGTTTACTCGTTACGTTCGTGCGTGGGCATACAACCGGCATTACAAGGGAGTTCCAGCAGATAAGCGACCTACCAAGCAAGACCACGAGCTATACGCTGAAAACATTGGCGTAGCGTCTCACATAATCTACAATCTAATGCAATATCCAACTGAGAACATACCAGCAGAAGTTCTTCGTGATCTTGGTGCTGCTATATCTTCAGAGGTAAGGCGAGTAGAAGCAACAGAGCGTGTATCTTGCGTAGTGAGGTGTGATTACAATGCTTAGGGCTAGAATAGTAGAGTTACAAAGCCGCGCCAAAAAATGGACAGCGGTTATAGGTGGTGCTACAGCTGTTTTATCGCTAATACTTGTCGGCGTTCAAAACGTGATATACCGGCAAGAAATAGCGCTGCTAAATGAGATCAACTCTCTAAAGCTGTCGAATAGCGACATGGAGACAGAGTGCAGGCTACTGAGAAGTGCGGTGAAGGCTACGAACGACAAATTCAATTATCACGATAAGCGGATTAAAAGGTTAGAAAATGGCGGCAACAGTAACTAATCTAACTCAGATAAGCTCAGCAGATGATGAGACATGGACGCTAGCGGCTGTAGCAGGTGCTGACCAGGCATTCCCGCTAGACTCAACTTCTAACTTGGTCGGCATTGATGGAACAACTAACTGCCAGCAATTAGCTAACGGTAGCACTCCTTTAGTTAATGGTGACTGGTACAGTGCTTGGTCTGGCAACTTTGCAGCAAGCGCGAGCTACGACATTTCAGCTACAGATTCTCAGATCGTTTTACACTTTAAGAATAACTCGCCCACATATACACAGATATCAGGAATCCGTGTCGCTCTATTTAGCGGAGGTGGAACCACTAACTATGGCTATTGGGACTTCACAGCTTCAGCAACGATACTCAACGGCCTTTTTTGGCCTTTGGTATGTCAGGGTACTCCAGATGGTACGGGCGGGACATTCGACAACACGGATGTAACCGGTATCGCTTTCTTGGCTCAGGCTGGTGGTACAGGTGGATTCGCCCACCAGATCTCGATCGACCAGGCCATTCATCATAGTGGGCCGGTAGTATTCGAGGACACTGGAGCAGCGGCTACGGTTACAATGGAAGACTACTACGATCTTCTAAAGCCTACGTCTGGAACTACTTACCACTCAATGCTGGTGGCACGAGCTGGCTCTACATTTGAGTTCGGATTCCCAATTGATATCCAGTCTGATGACTACGATGATAGTTCAGCAGCGGTAGGTGTGGCATTTAAAGCTACAGATGGGGTGGGATTCCCTGCTATGCCTGCGGATTTCTATTCGTTGAACATTACAGGGCAGGCTTCTGGCTCTATTGTATTTGAGAATGCTCAATTTGCTACACTAAGCTCTGAGTTCAACTGTACAGTAGATGGCTCAGCAGCCAGTACAAGCATCTCCCTGACCTCAGCATTACTAGCAGCAGTGGATGGCTTTACTTGTACAGGCTCTGGCGTAACCATCTCAGGCTCTACGGTGAGTGCTCCTGATACTTGCACGCTTAGCGGGTATGCAGGCTCACTGACTATCAATGACGCTGTAGCAACCATTGAGATGAGTGCTGACCTGACAGCAGGGGCAACGCTAACAACTAACAGTGATCTGCTTATTGACTTTGCTGGAACAGATCTGAGTGATCTTAACTTAGACTTCACAGCAAACAACACGGTGACAGTTAGTCCTACAGCAGGCTCACAGACGTACAACGTAGCAGGTATGACTAGCACGGGTAGTGTAGAGTTCGATAACGACACGGCTAACAATACCACAGTACAGGTAGCTACAGAGCTCACCTACACGGTAGCCAGTCCAACCACAGGTGGTGGTACAGTAACAGTATCCAGTCCTCCAGTGACTATCACAGTTTCTAACACCAACCTTGTAGATGGTACGAAGTATTTGTTGAGGAACGAAACTCAGGACGATGAGCTTGAGATAGGTACAGTAACGGGGGGTGGTGGTTATACTTCTGGGACATTAACCAGAGGCACTGACTACGACAATGGAGATACGTTAACCCTGTATGGGACTTACCAAAACACTACCAACGCCAAAGAGAACTACTCAGAGAGTGCTGTAGGTGGCGCCACCAATATCGAATTCGTAGGAACCCAGGACGACTGGGATGCTTACACAGACATTGGTATTGATGGGGCTACAGTAGATCAAGCTAATGGTGGGGAGTGTACTATTGACGGAACTAGCATTCAGATTGATGTTAATGATGCTGATAACTCTACCACTAAGAAGCGCATCATGGCTTGGATTGTATACGCACAGACAACCGATTATGGTATTCGCAATTGGTTTGGCGCACTAAACTTGATCGATGCTAGCAATGGTCTTTGGGATCAGACAGTAGCTGATATTGATGTCAGTAATGAGAAGGTTGGAACTACCCTAGAGATTAAAGATCCTGCCAGTTTAAGAAAGCTCGATGGCTCTAGTATGATCTCAGGATCAACTTACAACATTGAGTGGGAGGTATCTGGCCTAGTTAATCAGGTCAGTACTGGATCAGGTCTTAGCCCAGCTCAAGATGCTAGCCTAAGCGCGATTGAGTCTAAGACTTCAGGCCTAACCTACACTGTAGCGAATCAGGTGGACTCAAACATTCAATACGTCAATGATGTACAAGTGACAGGAACGGGCGCTGCTGGCGATGAGTGGGGGCCATAAATGGCTAGCTCATGGGGTGATAGCTGGAGTAACGCTTGGGGTGATAGTTGGGGTGTAAGAGTACAGCCAGATCAACAAATACATCCAACAGGCGGTGAGTCATTATTTAAACAAGAAGAGGAAGAGGTTATACTAACCGTGATTAATTCGTTTTTATTTATGAGGAACCGAGATGGAAGAGATTAAGAAAGCTCCAGGGCCAAAGCCTAAAGTTAGCCAAGAGGACTTTGAAGCACTACTAGCTAAGGTTGATGCATTAGAAGCAGTATTAGCAAAGATGGCTCACAATGCAGGCATCCCCAATTCGTTATTTATTGAGAACGGCTTAAAGCATTACGAGCTAAAACCAAAAGACTTAAAGAAATACGCATAAACTAAAACGCTAACCCGCAAGGATACTTAGCTATGGCAGAACAAGTAGAGATAGACGGAGAATTATACTTTAAATGCACCAAATGCGGCTCGCTCACTAAAGAGCCTATGCCGGGCATTATTTGCCCATCTTGCCAGACGAATATGGCTTTAAGGTTTGAGCTATCTAGGGCTTCAGAATACGCAGAAGAGTTAAGAGAGGCTAATCTAAATGCATCTCAGACATCTCAAGGTGTTGTAGACTTTAATGACTATGTAGTAAGCGAAGGGATATGCGTTACTGCTAATGGAAAGCGGCATATGGTATCTAAAGACACTCTAATTGAGTATAGAGACCAATACGACAAGTCATCATCTCTAAAGCATTCATACGAAACACTCTCAAAGAAATACCAAGATCTTTCAGAGCGATACATTAAGATTGCTGATAAGTATATCGAGCGCAGGGAGGATTTCTAATGGCGCAAGCAGGCAGACCACCGAAATACGAAACACCAGAACAAATGCAAGAGGCTATTGAAGAGTATTTCAATACAGATGCGTTTATAGATATGGGTGAAGCAAGGATTTTTGCGCCTACTATTTCAGGGTTAGCGTATGCGTTAGATTTAAGCAGGCAGGGGCTTATTGAATACTCTGAAAAGGATCAATTTTCTGACACTGTAAAAAAGGCTAAACAAAGGGTAGAGATTGCGTTAGAACAAAGACTGCATGGGCAGGCAGTAACAGGGACGATATTTAATCTAAAAAACAACTTTGGCTGGAAAGACAAGGTTGAGCAAGAGACTAACACGACAGGGAATTTAACTATTGGCTGGCAAAAATGATTGTCATACCGTACAAGCCAAGACCACTACAAACAACTCTACACGATAGCTTAAAGCGCTTTAGTGTCATCGTATGCCATAGGCGCTTTGGTAAGACAGTATTTGCTATCAATGAGCTAATTAAGCAATGCCTAAGCTCTACCAAGGAAAGGCCACGCTTTGCATATTTAGCACCTACCTACACACAAGCTAAGTCTATCGCTTGGGATTACCTCAAGCACTTCTCCAGACCAATACCAAACATCAACATCAATGAAGCTGAGATGCGTATTGACTACCCTAACGGTGGTCGTATTCAGTTATTTGGATGTAATAACCCTGATGGGCTGCGTGGTATCTACTTAGATGGCTGTATTCTTGATGAGTATGCTCAGATGCCTCCTAGCTTATTTGGTGAGGTAGTAAGGCCTGCGCTATCAGATAGGCAAGGATTCGCTATCTTTATTGGTACGCCTAAAGGCAAGAATGCTTTTTATGACCTATACCAAAGGGCAAGCGAGATCGATAGCTGGTTTACGGCAATCTATAAAGCTAGCGAGACTCGTGTAGTAGAGCCTGAAGAGCTAGAAGACGCCAAACACATAATGAGCCACGAAGAGTATCAACAGGAGTATGAATGCTCGTGGACTGCTGCTATCAAGGGCGCTATATATGGGCAGCTAATGGCTACTGCTGAGATGGATAAGCGTGTTGGGTTTGTGCCTATTGAGCCTATGTTAGACGTTCACACGTTTTGGGATTTAGGTATAAGTGAT